GGGATATTTCGACAGGGAACACCGCAAATCAGAAGATTGTAGATCAAAGAATTATCGACAGAACTTACTTGGCTCTTCAGGCAAACGGTACCGTCCTAATAGCGAGCAAGGCTGGATACCAAGACCAGTACTATAGCTCTACAGGCAGCCCGACCACGACCAACTACAACATGGAAGTGGAACTCCACAGCGTATCGGTTAATGGCCTCCAGGGGGCACAGCGTGTCTACAGGGTTCAGCTGCTTGGTGATTTTATAGACACAAACGACCTAACGATGCAGATATTTAATGACTACGCCACCTCTGCAACCGAAACGCACACTCTAGGGATTGCTTCAGATACCGATCCTTATATCTACCGGGCACACCTTAAAAATCAGAAGAGTCGCGCTATATCTTTGAAGATTTCAGTAAGCGGCAATGGGGCAAGTGTAAAACTTAAAGGCGTGGCCTTTGAAGTTGGAGCGCGCGCAGGTACATTTAAGTTACCGGCGGCACAGACAATCGCGGAGGTTTAAGATGGCAGAAAGACCAGTTGGAGTTTCTCCTGATGTTCAGTCACTCGTGCAAGACATAGCAATTGCAGAGGCACAAAGGCGCCTCACACTTGGGCAGCAAATGGCTGCAAGGGAGCAAGCGTTAAGGCGGGCACGTCAACTTCGTGGTGCCGATGTTCTGCGTGCTATGGCGAGAGACGTGCAGATGGCAGAGGCAAGAGATGTGGCCCTTCAGCAAATTGCGATGCAAAGGGCTCTTATGGAGGAGCAAAGAAAAGCTCAATTGCTTTCTGGATTGGTAGGTGCTGCGGGTGCCGGACTTGTTGCGGCAGAGGGAATTTCAAATGCCTCTAATGCCGATAAAGTCGCTCAACCAGGCGAAGCAGGTTTTGTAGGTCCTCCGGCTCCTCCAGATCTTGCTGAAAAGACTGCCGCCGCACAACAAAGGGCTAAGGAGTTTTTCGAGCTAGGAAAACTTGAGGCGCAACTCGCTGAGGATCCATACGAGGCGATGAGAATTCGTAGGCTATATACTAATATGGCTGCTCAGGAGGGTCTTTTCTGATGGCAGAGATTAAGACAAGAGACGAAATCGCTCAGGAGTTTATGGAGCAAGGCTTAGACCCCGAGGAAACCGAGGGGTTCAATGACCGTGTTGAGGAGGCTTACCAGGCGCAAGACAAACAAGCTCTTGATGATTTTGAATACAAAGAAGAAGAAAGAAGACAAGTTCGTCTTCGAGAGTATTTGGGAGAAGAAGGATATAAAGAATATCAAGAACAACAAAGATACAACGAAGCCGCTCAAGAACTTCCCGGAGCCGGTAAGGAAGTCCTAGACGAGTATATGCGTCTAAAGGATATTACTGAAGGTCGAGCAGGTCCAAGTCAGGCGGTTCAAGACATTCAGGCCGAAAGACAGTCTCTTCAGGCACTATCTGCTGGGCAAGCGGCGAGAGCGCGTGATCCATTTGCAGCTACTAGGCAGGCACT